AACACCAAGTGGCAGGCAGTTTGCCTTCCCTGATGTAGCACGGAGAAAGAACGGAACCGTTACGCAGTTCACTATGATTAAGAACTATCCCGTACAGTCCTTTGCGACTGCGGATATTGTACCCTTGGTACTACTACACATAGAGGACTTGTTAGAAGAGCGTAGCCTTAAGAGTGTATCCGTTAACTCTGTGCATGACTCGACAGTAATAGATATATACCCCGGAGAGGAGGACGATATAGTCAAGCTTGTAGCTGACGCAGAGGCAGATCTCATTGGCCTAGTTAATAAAGAATGGGACTTAGACTTTAACGTACCCCTTGCATTGGGAGCAAGCATGGGATACAATTGGTTAGATCAAAAAGATTGTGCTTAATACTACAGGAGAATGCACTTATGAGTACTGAAATTGCAAACATCAATGAAATGTCCAACGCTGAATTGATGGTACTAGCGGGTATGACTAGCGACATGGAGGCAGGTGGCGGTGGTTCTAGTCTACCTCGCCTACGTCTATACCAGAAGCCTATCATGGGTGAGGTAGAAGTTAAGGGTAAGAAGAAGAAGATGGAGATCATTGAGGCGGGTGCTTACCGCCTACAGGTAGAAGAGGATGTGTACTTCGCTACTACTTGTCGTATCAATATCTATAGCCAATACTACATGTACAAGCGTTACGTGTCTGATGACGAGGCTAGCTACTACATCCGCACTATCATGGCAGATGGCTTTAAGTATGACCTAAAGGATACGGAAGGTGGCTTTAACTGTGGTCGTCCTAGTGGCTACGTTAAAGACTGGGACGCACTAGACCCTTCCACTAAGAAGATCATGCAGGATACTAAACGTGTACGTGAAGTGTTCGGTGTTGTTACTCTTGAAGACCCAGTGGATGCGGAAGGTAACCCTGTTGAAGTAGCACCTACCCCCTTTGCGTGGGACGTTCAGAACAACACCATGTTCAAAGACTTAGGTAAGGTTACTAAGGAAGCAGGCTTAATGAAGCGTCCTACCTTTACCATTGACATTATCTGCGGTGATGCTAATGAGCATGAGATGAACAACGGTGACTGCTACTACACGGCACCCTTTGAGTTAGACAAGAAGTCTTCCGTTCCTGTGACTGAAGAAACTATTGAACTAATGAATAACTTCAAAGAGTATGTCGCTGTGTATAACGCTAACATTGACGAGAAGTTTAACGCTAAGAACGTGGAACGCATGGACGATGTGGACAACGAACTTGTTGATGACTTCATTGATGTAGAAGATGTAGAGGTAGCGTAACATGCATGAGATTGACATGAGGCTTATGGCCTACATGCAGTCTGCGGAGAGTGGGGTGGCTGTTATGCAGCCCTCCACCATTGATAAGGCCTTAGCGGATACCCGTGTAGCGTTAGACAAACAGTTTAACCAAGCACAGGCACACAACAAAGGCTTCTTCCTCCGTATGTCTAGTGTAGGACGTCCTATCTGCCAGCTCTGGTATCAGAAGAACCGACCAGACATTAAGATGGACAAGCCGTATAACTTTAAACTTAACATGGTAATGGGTGACGTAGTAGAGACTTGCATTAAAGCAATACTTACTGAGTCAGGTGTCTTATGGGAAGACGGACATAAGGTAGAGCTTAAGATAGGTAAGCATACTATCCCCGGTGAGCATGACCTTGTCATTGATGGTAAGGTGTGGGACGTTAAGTCTTGCTCCCCTTGGGCATACAAGAACAAGTGGTCTTCCTACGATGCACTAGCGTCAGGCGATTCGTTCGGCTATATTGGACAACTTGCTGGTTATGCTAAAGCTCTTGACATGGAGCCGGGTGGTTGGTTAGTATATAACAAGGCTAACGGAGAGTATAAGACAGTTGAAGCTACAGAGATGGACTTCCAAGGTGAACTGGATACCATCGAATGGAAGGCAGACTTCCTAGAGGAAGACCAAGAGTTCTTCCGTGTCTTTGATCCTGTAGACGAGACGTTCCGTAAGAAGCCTACGGGTAATAAGTACCTGTGCAGTGAGTGTGGATTCTGTGACTATCGGTATGACTGTTGGCCTACTTTGACAGAGCTACCACAGCTATGCTCTAGTGCTAAGGAACCTAAGATTATGAACTATATTGAGATTACCTCTGATGATTGAACCTAATGATGTACACCTAATCCTTTCCCCTGCCCTGAAAGACGGAGAGTGGGAGGGTGATATGAAGTTAACCATTGCTCACGCAGGGTTCCCCGATATGTCAGACGATGATGCGGAGACGATGATGTATGCAGCCTATAAGTTGGCAGCCTCTATGCCTTTCTGTATCTCTAACTCTGATGTATCTGAGCGTTTAGAAGAGTACACAGCGGAGTTACTAGACGAAGAGATGGAACACCACAAGAAGGGCGCAGTAGTTGAACGGGAGGGTAACGTGATTACGCTTAACTTCGATACTCCATGTGAAGGTAATGGTTAACCTACCCCGTGATGCTAACCCACAAGACTTCCTACCAAGACAGGAGAAACATATGGATGTAGACAGCATGGTGGAGGATCTAATTAACCACCCACCACACTATCAGTCTGACAATGGCATTGAATGCATTGAAGCAATACAGGCACAGTTAACAGAAGAAGAGTTCCGTGGTTACCTTAAGGGTAATATGATTAAGTACACATGGCGGATGGACGATAAGGATACACCGGAGTCCAACATAGGTAAGATACTATGGTACGCTAATCGTCTTAAGGAGTTTATCCTCAATGTATCATCGAAGAAAATCAACTAAAGGTTTCAAACGGGTAACGGATTCTGTAGTACTTAAGACGGTAGGACTTATTAAAGACCCACCACCTAAGCCCTTTAACAACTGGAAGGATTACCTTACGAAGTCAAAGGAACCGCCTAAGCCTTACCGCTCATGGTTAGAATTCCGCATCTTCCTAGGCCCCTTAAAGAACGTAGACTATGAGCCATACAAGATTCCCTACACAGTAGTAGAGAAAAAGAATTACATTCCGGATGGCGTACTGGGTGACTACCTCTTTGAGGTTAAGGGAAGGTTTAGAACACGAGAGGAGATGAACAAGTACATACACGTACGGAACTCTATCTCGGAAGACATGGAGTTAATCTTCATACTGCAATCACGTAACACTTCCCTACCGGGAGCTGCTAAACGCAAAGATGGTACACGCAGATGCATAGAAGATTGGCTACAGGAAAACGAGTTCCGTTATACGTATGAGTCAGAGTTGGTCTACTTTATGCGGGAACTAAAGAAAGAAATAAAGGGTAAGAAGTAATGGATAAAGCAGTAATGATAGGCTTCCTTATCTTCTTCCTCGGTAGTTATTGTTTTAATAGGTAAACGTATGCATATTACAAATGAAATACTCTCAGATATAACCGTCTTTAATAAGTACGCGAAGCATCTAGAGAAAGAAAATCGTAGGGAAACATGGGACGAAATCGTAAGTCGCAACAAGGACATGCACATACGTAAGTACCCCAAGATCAAGGATAAGATTGAGTGGGCGTATAAGTTCGTCTACGATAAGAAGGTATTACCCTCTATGCGTTCCATGCAGTTTGGTGGAGCACCCATTGAGTTAGCACCTAACCGAATCTTTAACTGCGCCTACCTACCCGTATCCGAAATGGAAGCATTCAGTGAGGCTATGTTCTTACTGTTGGGTGGTACGGGTGTAGGCTATTCTGTTCAACAGCACCACGTCCGTCAGTTGCCTGAAGTACAAGGCCCTAAGAAGCGCACACGACGTTTCCTAGTATCTGATAACATCGAGGGCTGGGCAGATGCAGTTAAAGTACTAGTGGAGAGTCACTTCAATGGTCTCATGGACGTTGAGTTTGACTACAGGGATATACGACCCAAGGGTGCTATGCTTGTAACTTCTGGTGGTAAAGCCCCCGGACCTCAGCCATTGAAAGACTGTATCCACAACCTACGGAGTATACTGGACGACGCTAAAGGGCGACAGTTAACTACCTTAGAAGTACACGACATGATGTGCTACGTAGCTGACGCAGTGTTAGCCGGCGGTATCCGACGGGCTGCTCTAATCTCCCTGTTTAGTGTAGACGACATGGACATGATGACCTCTAAGTCAGGTAACTGGTGGGAGACTCATCCGCACAGAGGACGTGCAAACAATAGCGCTACCATATTACGTCACCGTATTACGCGGGATTCGTTTAACGGGATATGGGATCGCATAGTAATGTCAGGCTCCGGAGAACCGGGTGTTTACTTTACCAACGATAAGGACTGGGGTACGAATCCGTGTTGTGAAATAGCATTACGTCCTTATCAGTTCTGTAACCTTTAACTTATAGAGGTTGTAAAACAGGGTGAACTGCTGGGAACCCTACGTCTCACTGTAGAGATAAGGCAATCAG